GCCTTCTGGTGGACCTAAGAAACGTGTAACTGGAGGTACATCCCCAGTAAGAAAAGCAAAAGCTCCTATGAAACGTGTACGTGAAGATCTTAGTCCAAATAAGCGTTTTAAGTCTGGTGGTAAAGTTCGTGGCTGCGGTATGGCTCGTGGGGGGTCAGTTCGACCCTGCAAAATGGTCAAGATGAAAGGTGCATAATGCGACGCTACTACAAGAAGAGCGATTGTGGTTGTGGATATAAGAAAGGTGGCTCGGTAAAAGATGCGTGCTACCATAAAGTAAAATCACAATACAAAGTGTTCCCGTCAGCATATGCGTCGGGAGCCATCGCTAAGTGCCGTAAGAAAAAGGCTGGCAAGTAGTGCGTACATATTACAAGTCTGGCGGTAAGGTACGCAAGACAGCCAAAGGAGCAGCATTAAAACGTTGGTTCCAAGAGGACTGGAAAGACGTACGTACTGGAAAGGCTTGTGGTAGAAAAAAGGGAGACGGACGTGGTACTCCATACTGTCGTCCTAGCAAACGGGTATCTGAGAAGACTCCTAAGACCTCTGGTGAGATGTCTAGCGCCGAGAAGAAAAAGAAAGTAGCAGAAAAGAAGAGATTAGGTCAGCCAGCAGGTAAGCCTAGGCGAGTATCAGCTACTAAGCGGAGAAAGAAATAATGGCTACATCAGGCACTACAGCGTTTAATATGGACTTCACGGAAATAGCCGAAGAAGCCTTTGAGCGTGCGGGTCGTGAAATGCGTTCTGGATATGATCTTCGTACCGCGAGACGTTCCATGAACCTGCTAACTATTGAGTGGCAGAATCGTGGTATAAACATGTGGACAATTGATGAAGGAACTATAAACTTAGTTAAGGGACAGACTACGCCATACGACTTACCCGCAGATACTATTGATTTGTTAGAGCATCAGATACGTACGGGTAATGGTAACGCGGCTACTCAAACTGATCTTACCCTAAGTCGTATTAGTGTGAGTACTTACGCGTCTATCCCTAACAAGTTAACACAAGGTAGGCCGATACAGCTATATATAGAGCGTCTTCGTGATGCTCCTAAAGTTAACGTATGGCCTATACCTGACACTAACGACTATGTGTTATATTACTGGCGTATGCGTCGTATACAAGACGCTGGTAGCGGAGTAGAAACATCGGATATGAACTTTAGGTTCTTCCCGTGCCTAGTAGCAGGTTTGGCGTATTACATAGCTATGAAGTTACCCGAAATGGTTGACAGGGTACCAATGCTAAAGGCAGTATATGACGAGCAGTTTCAAATGGCCGCAGGGGAAGACAGAGAAAAAACTTCCGCTAGGTTCGTTCCTAGAATAGGGTACGTATAAACATGGGAGCGCAGTTCGCATCAGGTAAAAAAGCTATAGCTTTATGTGATATATGTGGGTTTCAGTATAAGTTACGAGAACTTAAAAGTTTAGTTGTAAAGAACGTAGATACTAATTTAAAAGCGTGCCCCGAGTGTTGGAATGAAGATCAACCTCAGAACATGCTAGGAGAGTTTCCAGTAAACGATCCACAAGCACTACGTAATCCTCGCCCAGATCAAAGTTTAGGGGTAGCAGGAAATACTAGTAGTAGAGATATACAATGGGGTTGGAATCCCGTAGGCGCAGGAGCAGACCCGTATGGGCTAACTCCTAACATATTACTAACAGTTGGTAGTGTAGGACAAGTAACTGTAACTACCTAATAGGAGCATAGAAATGCCAAAAGTAGGAAATAAAAATTTTAGCTACGACGCAAAAGGTAAAGCAGCCGCTAAAAAAGAAGCAAAAAAGACGGGTAAGAATATGACCAACGCTTACTCTGAAGGTGGGAAAGTTAAAATTCGTGGTACTGGCGCTGCGACTAAAGGCTTGTATGCACGCGGCCCTATGGCGTAACGTATGAATTACACAGAACTGAAAGCTAATATACAAGACATATGTGAAAACACGTTCACAGATGACCAACTAGCCATGTTTACAAAACAGGCGGAGCAAAAGATATATAATTCAGTTCAAATACCTGCCCTACGTAAAAATGTTACTGGTACAATGACAACAGGGAATAAGTATGTGGCTATGCCACCAGATTTTTTATGGTCTTATTCCCTCGCAGTAGTAGACAGTAATGATAATTATACTTATTTACTTAATAAAGATGTTAATTTCATACGAGAAGCCTACCCTAACCCTACAAGTACAGGTACGCCTAAACACTACGCATATTTTGATGATGATGCATTTATAGTTGGTCCTACTCCTAATAATAGCTATAATATGGAATTACATTACGGGTACTACCCTGAGTCTATTGTTACTGTAGGAGTTACATGGTTAGGAGAAGAGTTTGACTCCGCGCTATTAAATGGGGCACTAGTAGAAGCTATACGCTTTATGAAAGGCGAGGCAGACATCGTTGCTATGTATGATAAGATGTTTGGGCTATCTATAGAACTGTTAAGAAATCTTGGTAATGGTAAGTTACGTGAGGACACATATCGTTCTGGACAATACAGAACACCAGTTAGTTGAGGAACTAAAAAATGGCAATATCACAAGCAATGTGTACATCTTTTAAAATCGCTCTATTAGATGGAGAGATGGACTTTAGTAGTAACACATCACAAACTTTTAAAATAGCATTATATACAAGCAGCGCGTCTTTAGATGCAGCCACTACAGCTTATACTACTAGCAATGAAGTTGCTAACGGTAATGGGTATACTACTGGAGGTAACACACTTACCATAAGTACTAACCCTACGAATGGGAGTTCTGGTACTACAGCGTTCTTAGACTTTACAAACACTGTGTGGACAAATGCTAGCATTACTGCCCGTGGCGCACTTATATACCAAACAGGGGTTGGTAATCCTGCTGTGGCAGTACTAGATTTTGGGGCAGATAAGACATCTACAGCCGGTGATTTTACGGTACAGTTTCCTGTGGGTGACGCTACTAACGCTATTATACGTATAGCATAGGGCGATAATAAATGCCGTCTTCTGCTACATACTCTGGATGGGGTAACGGTGCGTGGGGGCAAACCTCTTGGGGCACTGACCTAACAGCAGTAATACCTGACGGAGTATTGGGCACCACAGCTTTAGGTAGTGTTACAGTAGATGCTGACTCTGTTATCATAGAAACAGGATTAGTTGGTACTTTAGGATTAGGTACCGTAGTTATTACGGCTTCTGCCGAACCTATAGTTGTTGGTGTAACAGGAGTAACTTCATTAGGTTCTGTAGTAGCAACCGCAGATTCCGTAAGTATATGTACAGCAGTAGTAGGTACCACGAGCTTAGGAGTTGTAAATGTAACCTTTGGTATGACGGTATCACTTGTAGGCGTAGCAGGAACATCTTCTCTAGGAGTAGTAACTACTAAAGTTGATCAAAATGTAGTGACAACAGGTGTAGCTGCTCAAGGATATGTAGGGGTAGTAAATGTATGGGGATTAGTAGATACTATACAAGATCCACATTGGACAAATATAATAGCCGCATGAGGTTAAGTAAATGGCAACGCAATACACTTCGATACTAAAACTCGCCTTACCCGTTCAAGGAGAACTTAGTGGTACATGGGGAGACGTAGTAAACGAGAATATAACTTCTATGGTAGAACAAGCCATAGCAGGCCGTGCGGTAATTAATACGTGGTCTGGAAACTCTCATACACTAACTACCGCAAACGGTACTACTTCCGAATCAAGATGCGCGATGTTAGAGTTTACTAATACGGGAAGCCAATTAACTGGCGCGGGAACCGTAATATGTCCCACAGCTACTAAAATATACATAGTAAAGAATACCGCTGGGCATAATGTAACCCTTAAAACATCAGGTGGCACAGGCATTCTTGTACCTAATGGACGTACTATGTTCTTGTTTTGTGACGGAACTAATGTACTAGAGGCCGTGACTAGTACTACTTCATTACAGCTAGGTACAAGTACTGTAGTAACGGCGGTACTTGATGAAGATAACATGACATCAAATAGCGCTACATCTCTAGCTACTCAACAGTCAATTAAGGCTTACGTTGATGCAAGCGTTATTATATCCAACGACGAAGTTACAACAGCTATGCTGCAAGACAGTGCAGTAACGACAGCCAAGATAGCAGACGATGCAGTAACGACAGCCAAGATAGCAGACGATGCAATTACAGCGGCCAAGATAGCCTCAGTACCTATTGCAGTTGGCATTACGTCTGTCGTAACGTCTAGCTCTTTAACAGCAACTGTCAACACGCATGTTTATGTGAGCGCGGCCACACAGACTATTACGCTTCCTGCCTCACCAACCGTAGGTCAAAGAGTCTTGGTTACGGTGGGTAACTTTACAGACACAGTGGTAGGTAGGAACGGAAGTAACATAATGAGCAGTGCTTCTGACTTCACAATGGATGCCGCTTATCTCTCAATACAATTCATATATACAGACGCAACGCAAGGGTGGGTAATGTCGTGAGTAATTTTTCAGATTTCATAGGCGGGTCGGGCGGTGGCGCTAACATACCGTATAAAGGTTCAACAGCAGAGGTGGCTTATACACCAGTAGTTGAAGGTACATATTACAATCTTGATTCAAGCGGAAAGTTAGTTCCCAGTAGTGCTGTGTTGTCTACAACTGAGGAGCTAAATCAAACTACTTTGGCGCAAACGAATGGGGGTAGTCTAACTAGAAATGCTTACCTTTTTAACTGTGGTCAGTACGAAGGGCAAATGTCAAATGGAAATATTTTATACGCTTTTTCAAATTATTTAAGCAGTAGTTCTATGGGAATCGGTTTTGTTGTTCTTGACTCTACAGGCACTCAACTGTCTTACGCAGGAACAGATTTTGACTCTAACTACTATAATGGTAATTATTACCAGATAGAATTAATAGGTGAAGACAGCACAAACTATATATTTACTGTTTTTACAAAAGGTCAGAATTCAAGCAGTAATGCAGGAGCAATAAGAGGTTACATTTTAACCGTAAGAAAGTCTGATAATGTTATAACTTTTTACCCTAACAGTAACTTAGTTTACAGCTTTAATAATAGTACAAGTTTAAGTGCGGGCAATGAATTTGGAGGGTCGTTGCAACTAGCGCGAAGCCGCTCAGTATATTGCGCTATTGCAATGAGTGCTGCGGCAT